GCAGTTAGCCCACTGGCAATGCAACAGACAGAAGTCTGATAAACTGTATGCTGACGATAGATCAGCCAATGCTACTGTTGTAGGCAACAGGAACTTGCCACAGTCTAGAGACTGGACAAAGTACAGAGGTTGAAGAAACTAAAAAAAGAAAAATTATATTATTTTTTAAAAATATCAAAAATAATAATGAATGCTTAGATTTTGAAAAAAAAATAACAGATATGTGTGAAGTAAGTCCTAGCTGAGGATAGGGGGGTATCCCCCTCCCACTAGGCGCTCGCGAGCTTCACGCCGTCACTGTACATTTTTTCTCGCGCCAAATCATCACAATGAAAGGAGAACGGTTTGGAATTAAGAGGGATTGAGTATCTTAGGAGGAAGTTGAATCTCTATCAGAGTAGAGTCAATCTGAGATACAAGCATTATGCAATGCAGCACTATGAAGCACCTACAGGAATCACAATTCCTGCACATATCAGGGCAAAGTACCAAGCTGTCCTTGGTTGGGCTGCAAAGGGTGTAGATAGTCTTGCGGATCGTTTGATTTTCAGGGAATTTGCTAACGATGATTTTAATGTCACAGAAATTTTTGATCGTAATAATCCTGATATCTTCTTTGATAGTGCTATTTTAGCTGCGCTGATTGGTTCGTGTAGTTTTGTCTACATTTCCAAGGGTGAAGATGATGAGGTGAGGTTGCAAGTCATTGAATCAAGCAATGCAACTGGTGTCATTGATCCTATCACTGGATTGCTTGTAGAAGGTTATGCGGTGTTGGCTCGTGATGATTACAATCGTCCAACTCTTGAAGCATACTTTGAACCTAATGCTACTCATTTTATTCCGAAAGATGGGGAGCCTTACTCGGTTACGAATGAAACAGGTATCCCTCTGCTAGTTCCGGTCATTCATCGTCCTGATGCGGTCCGTCCTTTTGGTCGGTCTCGTATTACCAGGGCAGGAATGTATTATCAGAAATACGCTAAGCGAACTTTAGAGCGATCTGATATTACAGCAGAGTTCTATTCGTGGCCACAGAAATACATTCTTGGACTTGATCCTGATGCGGAACCTATGGAGAAATGGAAAGCTACTGTATCAAGCTTGTTGACGATTTCTTCAAGCGATAAAGGTGAGAAGCCGAGCGTTGGACAGTTTACTACAGCTAGCATGTCACCGTTTACTGAGCAACTGAGAACAGCCGCTGCTGGATTTGCTGGTGAAATGGGGTTGACTTTGGATGACCTTGGTTTCGTTTCAGATAATCCATCATCTGTTGAAGCCATCAAGGCTAGTCATGAGAATTTGCGTTTGGCTGGTCGGAAGGCTCAGCGCTCACTAGGTGCTGGATTGCTAAATGTGGCTTATGTTGCTGCTTGTTTGCGTGATGAGTTTCGCTATACTAGAAGCCAATTTGTAAGAACCACAGTCAAGTGGGAGCCTTTGTTTGAAGCGGATGCGAATACGATGACCATGATTGGTGATGGTGTTGTCAAATTAAATCAGGCATTACCTGGTTACATCAACGCAGAAACCATTCGAGATCTTACTGGTATCGCTGGAGATATGTCTGCTAAACCAGTGGTAAGCGAGGGTGGTTCAAATGGAGAATGATGTTTTACCTGGTATCTTGCAAGAGGTTCAGGAGAGGTTTGAGAGAGATTTCGGTAAGAGTGAGATCGTCAGAAATGCTTTTGCTACGTTGAAGGCAAAAAAGGCCACTTACAAAACTGCAAATGAGTTTGCGATTGAAATTGGCGATATTCTCTCGAAGGCTCTAGGAGCGTCCCTGAGCACCGATAAATTACCAGACGGAAAAATGTATTACAATATCGCTCAGCGTTTGCTGACGGACGTGCTAGGACGAAATCACGAGCTTGTGAGTGGTTATGCTAGCGATGTTCAGAAGAATTTGAATGATGAAGCAAAAATCGGTCTCAAAGTGCAAGTTCCTGAATTGAATCAGGATCGAATCGCTGGTATTGTCAATCGCTTTTCGTCTGAGGAGAATTTTGAGGATGTCAGTTGGTTGCTCGGTGAACCTATTGTGAATTTCACTCAGTCCATTATCGATGATACAATCAGGAAGAATGCGGAGTTTCATGCTAAAACTGGATTGGTACCGACGATCAGTAGACACTCTACTAGACGTTGTTGCAAATGGTGTGATAGCTTGGTAGGAAATTATATATACGGTGAAGAGCCAAATAATTTCTACAGAAGGCATCAGCATTGCACTTGTGTAATTGACTATCATCCTAAAAATGGTAAGGTTCAAAATTCTTGGACTAAAAAAATCAGAAATGAGAGTTCTGATGAATTAGAAAATCGCAAGAGAATGAATATTGATGTGCGTGATAATAATCGCAAAGCAGATATTCAGGAGTATAAGAAAATAGTTGATGTTTTAGAAGTTCAAAACGCTCCTATTTCACTAGCAAAGTTTCAGGATTTGAAGTATAATGATGGTGAGGGATATCAAGAACTAAAAGACCGCGTCCGTTGGTCTCAGGCTGGCTTTCCTACTGAAAAATCTTTCAACGGGCATTTCAGAAAGCATAGTGAAGAGTTTGGTAATATTACACAAGCACAGTATCTTGAACTAGGGAGAACACTTTTAGGTGAACCTATTGGTGACAATGTGCTTGGTTATGATACGGAATACCGACGCGTAAGATATGATTTAGAAAAGAACATATTTGCATTGGGTGACAACAAAAGAGGACGTGTTACAACAATCTTAAAACCAGAGGAAGGAGTGAATTATTTTGAGCAAGATTGGAAAAGGCAACTTGGTGATGATCAATGATGAAGAGTATGTACATTGTCCGGTCTGCGGAACATTAACTGCTGTTTATGACATTTGTGATCATTGTAATTGGCAAAATACGGGTGAAACAAACATTGATGGAGGCCCAAACAAGATGACCTTAGCAGAAGCTAAGCAAGCTTATGCTATGGGTGAACCGATTAAATAAAAGCACTTAACTGAAGTTGAAGTTAGGTGCTTTTGTTATGCTTTGAAAGGATTCAGAAAATGAAGTACAGAAAGAAACCTGTTGTGGTTGAGGCAGTTCTTTGGAACGGGAATAACTATAAAGAAGTAATTGACTTTGCAGAAAATAAGATTTGGTTTGATGCACTTGGGAATATATGGATTGCTACACTTGAAGGTGATATGATAGCTAAAAAAGGGGATTATATTATCAAAGGAGTTCAAGGTGAATTTTATCCATGCAAACCAGATATTTTTGCAGAAACTTACGAAGAAGTAGAGTATCTGAATATTTTAGCTAGTATCTAGGAGGTGATCCATATCTCCCAGCGACAGGGTTATCATGCGATGACGATTGAAAGGAAATTAGAATGGCGAGGAAGAAACTTGGCAATCAGAATCCTACTCAATCGGTGATTTTAAAATACGTCAAGAAAAATTCAAGAGCTAAAGAAGCGATTGAGCTTTACGAACGGACTGGTCTTTTTTGCTATGCTTGGCAGAAAAATCTGCTATTGCCTTTAATGGCAGTAGATAAAAACGGACTATGGGTTCACCAGAAGTTTGGTTACTCTATCCCTCGTCGTAACGGTAAATCTGAAATCCTTTATATTCTTGAAATTTGGGGCTTGCATAAGGGTTTGAATATCCTTCACACGGCTCACCGGATTTCTACATCTCATTCCTCTTTTGAAAAGGTCAAGCGATACCTTGAGAAAATGGGGTATGTGGATGGTGAGGACTTCAATTCCATTCGAGCCAAGGGGCAGGAAAGAATTGAACTTTATTCAACAGGTGGTGTTATCCAATTCCGTACTAGGACATCAAATGGTGGTCTTGGTGAAGGTTTTGATATGCTGATCATTGACGAGGCTCAAGAGTACACGACCGAGCAAGAATCTGCTTTGAAGTACACGGTTACGGATAGTGAAAATCCTATCACAATTATGTGTGGTACACCTCCGACACCAGTATCAAGTGGAACGGTCTTTACTAAGTACCGTGAGACTTGTCTTTTCGGGAAAGGGAAGTATTCTGGCTGGGCTGAGTGGTCTGTTTCTGATGAAAAGGAAATTGACGATGTGGAAGCCTGGTATAATTCTAATCCATCCATGGGATACCACTTAAATGAGCGGAAGATTGAGGCAGAGCTTGGTGAGGATAAGCTAGACCATAATATTCAACGTTTGGGATTTTGGCCAACCTACAACCAGAAATCTGCTATTTCTGAGACGGAGTGGAATGAGCTCAAGGTGGACGATATTCCAGAATTATCTGGCAAGCTGTCTGTTGGTATTAAGTATGGTCAAGATGGAACGAACGTGGCATTGAGCATTGCTGCACGGACTAAAGATGGTCGTTACTTTGTTGAGACAGTCGATTGCCAATCTGTTCGTAATGGGAATGAGTGGATGGTTGCTTTCTTGCGTCAAGCTGACGTGGCTCAAATTGTCATCGATGGCGCAAGTGGTCAGAAGATCCTGGACGAAGAGTTGAAGGACTATAGAATCAAGAACGTGATTCTACCGACGGTGAAAGAAATCATCGTGGCCAATGCTCTTTGGGAACAGGGTATTTACCAGAAAACCATCTGTCATGCTGGCCAGCCATCGCTGTCTAAAGTAGCTACTAACTGCGACAAGCGAAATATTGGCTCAAACGGTGGCTTTGGTTATCGATCGCACTTTGACGATATGGATATTTCTTTGATGGATAGCGCTTTGCTTGCGCACTGGGCTTGTGCTACAACAAAGCCTAAGAAAAAGCAAAAAATCAGTTATTAAAACGAGCGGTCTTGTGACTGCTTTTTTTGATGCCAAAAAATTACCGAACTGCCGGGAAAGCAGGAGAAAGGAGACATGAGAATGTCAGAATTTAAACCAATCACTACACAAGAAGAATTTGATGCTGCTATTAAGGGGCGCTTATCTCGAGAGAAAGAGAAGTATGGCGACTATGATCAGCTCAAGTCTCGTGTTGAAGAGTTGGAAACAGAAAATGTTGGCTTGAAGTCAACGATCGAAGCTACTAATCAAAGTAAAGCAGATGCTGACAAGCAACTTGAAGTTTTGCAGAATCAAATCGCTGGTTATGAGACGGCTAGTCTGCGAACTCGGATTGCTTTACAGCATGGACTGCCTTACGACCTTGCAGATCGTTTGCAGGGAACTGATGAAGAAAGCTTGAAAACAGATGCAGAGCGCTTGGCTGGGTTTATGAAGAAAACTCAACCAGTTTACCCGCTTGGAACACATGAGCCTAGCTCAATTGATGACAAAGATGCGGCATTGAAAGGAATGTTGCATAAAATGAGAGGAGAATAATTTATGGCAACACTACAAACAGGGGATCTTTTCCCAGTCGAAACAGTCCAAGACATTTTTAGCAAGGTAAAGGGGCATTCCACTCTTGCCAAACTTACTACTCGAGAACCGATTCCATTTTCTGGAACGGAATCATTTGTGTTCAATCTCGAAGGAAATGCTGAAATTGTAGGTGAAGGTAATCCTTCAAATGCTGGAAATGCAACTATGAAACCGAAAGTAATCAAACCTATTTTGATTACTTATCAAGCACGGGTATCTGAGGAATTTGTACATTGTTCAGAAGAAAAACAATTATCTTACCTCAAATCTTTTATTGATGGGTTGTCTAAAAAAGTGGCACAAGCAATTGATATTGCTTCATTTCATGGCCTTGAACCAAAATCAATGACAGATGCTTCTTTCAAAGCCACAAACTCATTTGATGGTTTGATTACAGGAAATGTAGTTACCTATGAAGCAGATAAAATTGATGAAAACATTGATGCTGCTGTTGCAACTGTCACAGCAAATGATTGCGAAGTAAATGGGATTGCATTGTCTCCGGCTGCAGGGGCTGCACTTGGAAAAATCAAGGTAAACGGGGTAGTCCAATATCCTGAATACCGTTTTGGTCAAAACCCAGATTCATTTTATGGAATGAAATCAGATGTCAATAAAACATTGACAACTGTTGCAAACTCAGCTAAAAAAGACCATGTTATCGTTGGTGATTTTGAAAATGCTGTAAAATGGGGATATGCAGATGAAATTCCTCTTGAAATCATTAAATACGGTGATCCAGACGGTGCTGGCCGTGACTTGAAACGCTATCGCGAAGTTTGCTTGCGTACAGAAGTGTATGTAGGTTGGGGAATTCTTGACGAGCAGGCATTTGCTCGTGTGGAGGCTTAATATGGAATATATTAACAAAGAAACCTTAGTAACAATTGAAACAGACAGTAAATTGGCAGGTGACTGGGTTCCTATTAGTGAATTCAAGGACGAATATCGCCTTACTGTTCCAGAAATCAAGGCGAAACTTGATGAATTGGGGGTTGAGTATGATAGCAAGGCAAATAAGTCTGCTTTGCTTGATTTACTAATCGCAAACGAAGGGTGAATTAGATGGAAAACTTTGCAACAGTCGAAGATTTGAAAAAATTGTGGCGAGCGATGAAATTCGATGAGGAAAAACGAGCTGAAGCACTGTTGGAAGTTGTTTCTCATTCTCTTCGGGTTGAAGCTAAAAAAGTTGGCAAGGATTTAGATGGGTTAGTGGCTACTGATCCATCTTTTGCTGTGGTGGTCAAGTCCGTCACCGTTGATGTGGTAGCTCGCACGTTGATGACCTCAACTGACCAGGAACCGGTGACTCAATTTGCTGAAAGTGCCTTGGGCTACTCAGTGAGTGGTTCTTATCTTGTTCCTGGTGGAGGTCTCTTTATCAAGGATTCAGAATTGAAACGTTTGGGCCTTAAGAAACAAAGGTATGGGGTGATTGATATTTATGGGACGGATTAAAGGAATTACTGTAACTTTGACTGGGAAAACCAAGACTGGTCGAGATGACTTTGGTCATCCTATCTATGAGAATACTGAAATTCAAGTAGATAATGTCCTGGTTGTTCCAGCTTCGACAGAAGATATCACCAATCAGCTCAATTTGACTGGGAAAAAGGCAGCTTATACGCTGGGCATTCCAAAAGGCGATCAGAACGAGTGGAAAGACCGTGAGGTTCGTTTCTTTGGGCGAAAATGGCGCACGATTGGCTTTCCGTTAGAAGGCATTGAAGCCATGATGCCTCTAGAATGGAATAAGAAAGTGATGGTTGAAGCGTATGAGTAATACAAAAATCAAGCTTATCGGTTCGGGTGTAGGAGCTCTTTTGAAATCAAAAGAGATTCAGGACATCTTGAACAAAGAAGCAACGGTCATTAAAAAAAGATGTGGTCCTGGCTATGAACAAGATAGCCACGTTGGTAAGACAAGAGCCAATGCTATGATTTATCCAGCTACGCGAAAAGCGAAGAGGGATAATTTGAAAAATAACACTTTGTTGAAGGCGGTGCATTAGATGATTGAAATTATTATCAAGAAATATCTTGACGGTCATTTAGATGTACCGTCATTTTTTGAGCATGAAGCTGAAGCTCCAGATAGCTTTGTCATTATTCAAAAGACAGGTGGGAAGGAGCGTAATCACTCTAGTAGTGCGACCTTTGCTTTCCAAAGTTATGGCCCAACTATGCAGAAAGCTGCGGAGCTTAATGTGAAAGTGAAAAATGCTGTAAAAGAGTTGATTGAATTAGATTCAATCTGTGGTGTCCACCTGAACAGTGATTACAATTTTACGGACACTGAAACAAAACAATATCGATATCAAGCCGTATTTGATATTAATTATTTTTAAAAGGAGAAATTAAATGGCTACAGAAGCAAATGTAACGACTGCAAAACCTAAAATCGGAGGTGCGGTTTATTCTGCACCTCTTGGAACAGCACTGCCAACTGATGCAACTACAAAATTAGATGATGCGTTTAAAGCACTAGGTTATATTTCAGAAGATGGTATGACCAATAGCAACTCCCCAGAATCAGAAAATATTAAGGCATGGGGTGGTGTCGTTGTAAGTTCAGTTCAAAAGGAAAAGACAGACACATTCAAATATATGCTGATTGAAGCATTGAATGTGGAAGTTTTGAAGGAAGTTTATGGATCAGATAATGTATCTGGGGACTTGTCATCAGGAATTACCATTAAGGCAAATTCAAAAGAATTGCCACATCATTGTCTTGTAATCGAAACAGTTCTAAAAGGTGGTGTACTTAAACGTATTGTTATCCCTTCAGGAAAAGTAACTGCCATCGATGAAATCACTTATAACGATGGAAGTGTTCTCGGATATGGTACGACAGTAACTGCCTTCCCTAACGCTGCTGACGACACACACTATGAATACATCAAAGGAGCTTAACTATGTCAAGACGAAATCGTAAGAAAAAAAATAACGGAGCAACCCCACATATTAAAACAATCCGTGGTGTGACTTCAACCGGATTTGCTTTTGAAATCACAAAAGAGCGCTTGGAAAACTATGAGTTGCTTGAAGTTATTGCAGAAGTAGATACAAATCCGGCAGTTTTACCAAAAGTGGTCAAACTTATGCTTGGTGACAAATCAGAAGATTTGAAAAACCATGTGCGGACTGCGGATGGCATTGTTCCTTTGGATAAAATGGGGGCAGAAATTAGTGAGATCTTTACAAGTCAGAACCAGTTAAAAAAATAGCGCTCCTTGCTAGAATGATTCAAACAGATGAAGATGCTCTTATTTGTGATTTAGCTGAAACATATGGGATTTTTGATTACAGAAAGTTACCTGCTGACCAGGTAGCTGTTTTTGCTTTTGGTTTGAGAGATGATTCACGGATCAAACTAGCAATGACCAATAGCAAAGTTCCTTTTGAAACCTTTTTGCTTGCAGGCGTGCTTGATAGGCTTTCTGCTCTTGTGTGGTTTAAAACAACAGACGGTCAGAAAGGAATCAACAAACCATTAATGGTTGCAGAGGAGCTGACAGGTAAAACTAAAGCTAAAGAAAGTAAGGAGATGATCTTTGATTCTGGTGAGGACTTTGAAGAATATCGTCAGCAAATTCTAGAAAAGATAGGAGGTGAGGATTAGTGGCGACAGAAATAGCACAAGCTTATGTACAATTGATACCATCAGCCAGAGGTATTACTGGTAAAATCCAATCAATCCTCAATCCTGAAGCGAGTGCAGCAGGGCAAAGCGCTGGCCAGTCATTGGGTTCTAGTCTTGTTAGCGTTATGACGAAAGTTATTGCAGCGGCAGGAATTGGCAAGGCCTTTTCGGCGGCTATCAGTGAAGGAGCAGCGCTTCAGCAATCACTTGGAGGTATCGAAACTCTATTCAAAGGTTCTGCTGACAAGGTGAAGGGATATGCTAATGAAGCCTACAAGACAACAGGTCTGTCAGCCAATGCTTACATGGAAAATGTGACAGGCTTCTCAGCGAGCCTTTTGCAGTCTCTAGGTGGAGATACTGATAAAGCTGCTGAAACAGCAAACATGGCCATGATTGACATGTCAGATAATGCTAATAAGATGGGGACATCAATGGAAAGCATTCAGATGGCATATCAAGGATTTGCTAAGCAGAACTACACCATGCTTGACAACTTGAAGCTTGGTTACGGTGGTACAAAACAAGAAATGCAGAGGCTCTTGGCTGATGCAGAGAAACTGACGGGTGTTAAGTACGACATTAACAACCTTTCAGATGTTTATAATGCTATCCATGCTATCCAAGAAAATCTAGACATCACTGGCACAACTGCTAAAGAGGCGGCATCTACTTTTAGTGGCTCATTTGAATCCATGAAAGCAGCTGCTCAGAATGTACTTGGGAAGTTAGCGCTAGGGGAGAATATCCTACCTTCTCTGCATGCTTTGCTTAAAACAACATCTACCTTTCTTTTTGATAATTTTTTACCAATGGTTGGAAATATTTTTTCTGGCCTTGGCTTAGTTTTGACTGAAGGAATTAGTCAGATTGCATCTCAGCTTTTTGGGGATGCCTTTGGAAGTGCAGTCTATAGTCAACTGTCGAGAGTGACAGGTATCTTTCAAACCTTCTTTGATATGATCTTTGGTTCATTGAGCAAGCAAGATAACATTGATATCCTGACCATGCTTGGATTTAGCGAGGGTGCTGCTAATCAAATTGTCAACATCGCAGACAATATCCGAGTAACTTTTGAGAATATCGGGGTTGTTGCTGGTAATGTTGCAAGTATTGTTGTTGATTTCGTTGGAGATCTTTTAGGAATCAAAGACGGAGAGCAGGGAGTGAATTTGCTAGGCATTGCCTTTGAAAGTATCTCAGGTTTTATCAGAGACGCCTCTGAAAGCCTTAGTAAATTTACATCTTGGTTAAAAGATTCACCTCTTGCATTAGATGCCTTAAAATCGGCAGTTGTTGGCATTACGAGTGCATGGGCAGGATATAAAGCTGTCTTAGCGGTAATAAAAGGAATTGAAACGATTAGGAATGCAACCCTAGCTATCACGAATGGCTTAATGCTAGCTCAGTTCGTAAGAACCGGTGCACTCACTACCGCAGAAGCTGCGAATGCGGCGGCAACTATGGGAGCAAGTGGAGCGTTCGGTATCTTTAATGCTGTTTTATCTGCCAACCCGATTGGCTTAATCGTAACGGCAGTCGCAGCATTGACTGCAGCTCTTGTATGGTTTTTCACTCAAACAGAAACTGGTCAGCAAATTTGGTCATCTTTTGTGGATTGGATTAAGCAGGCTTGGCAGGGGATTGCTGATTTCTTTGTCGGCCTTTGGTCTGGTATCTCTGAAGGTGCTAGCACATTGTGGGATGGAGTTGTTACAGCTTGGAATGCTTACATTGAGTCTTTAAAGGCGATGTGGACTGCTGTTGTAACTTTCTTTTCTGACTTGTGGGTAAGTATTCAAGAGGCTGCATCTGTTGCATGGACAGCTATCACAACGGTAGTGATGGCTATTGTTCAACCGTTCATAGATGGATTTATGAATATTTGGAACAATATATCAGATGGTCTTACTCAAATTTGGGAAGGGATTAAGATGATTTTTCAAGGTGCTTGGGAGTTCATCAAATCCATTTTCTTGGGCGCTATTCTGATCATCATCGACCTTGTGACAGGGAACTTCAACCAGCTAGGAGCTGATCTTTCTCTAATTTGGGAAGGTATTCAAAATGGCATTTCTATGATATGGGAGGGGATTAAAACATACTTCTCTGGAGTTGTAGATGCTATTGTTGGTTATGGTATTGCTGTTTTTGAAAACTTTTCTGCTGTTCTTAGTGCGATTTGGGAGTTCATCAAGTCGACTGCTTCAGCGACTTGGGAATGGATAAAATCTACTGTAACAAGTTTGATTACAGGTTTGGTGCAGGGAGCTCAAAATATCTGGGATGGCTTTATGAACTTCCTATCAAGTTTGTGGGAAGGTATTAAGTCAACGGCAAGCAATGCTTGGAGTTCTCTAGCATCTAGTGTTCTAAACATTATCAATGGTCTTGTATCTGGGGCGCAAAATGCCTGGAACAGCATGTCTAGTGCGGTATCTAGTCTTGTAAGTAATGTCACTGGTTTTTTCAATCAATTGTGGAATATTGATCTATATAGTGCAGGTCAAGCAATCTTACAAGGTTTCTTGAATGGTTTGCAGTCTATGTGGTCTTCTGTCACTGACTTCGTTGGTTGTATTTCTAGCTGGATTCGTGACCACAAAGGGCCGATTGAATATGACCGTAAACTCTTGATTCCTGCTGGTAATGCAATTATGGGAAGTTTAGACAATGGATTAAAAGATGGGTTTAAAGACGTCAAGAAAACGGTCGGAGGTATGGCTGGTGAGATTTCGGATGTATTTTCAGGAGACAGTCTGGATCTGAACTCCTCTGCATCTGTTACTAAAAACCTAGAAGCCCAATTGGCTATACCCTCAGCTCAATTTGAAGCACATGAGAGTAAAACCGTGTCTGAGATAGCGATTCTGAGAACAAGTATGGAGAGAATCCTTACTGCTATCCTTGAAAAATCGTCAGACGTTTATCTGGACAATGACATTATCTCACTCAAAACCTACGAACAGCACGGTGCAATTTATGCAAGGGAGGGAATTTAATGGATTATATGATCATAAATGGTTTTAACACCTCAACCCTTCCTGGTTGTGTTGTGACAGATTTTGGGAAGGTGGAGGCTGCAAAGCCAAAAGGAGAGAAAGCTAACCTTCACGGAGTCAATGGTAGTTACCGTGTGTTAGATGGTTCTTTCGACAGTTACGAAAGGACCTTCATTCTTTACGTTAAAAAAATGGTTGAGATTGCAAGTATTCTTGATAAGTTTCAATCGAATGATAATGTTTTGGAATTTAGCTATCAGCTTGGCTCATTGTTTTATGCTAACTTTGTGACTGCTAGTTTTGAACCTTTTGGAAATCATGCTTGGAAGTTAGAAATCAAGTTAGAAATGCAGCCCTTCCGATATCAAAAAACTGTAGATCCTGTTGTTCTTACGGCATCTGGTACAATCAACAATCTTGGCACGGTTTACTCCGAACCAATCATTGAGATTGAGGGGGATGGTGATATCTCCCTTACTATTGGCCGTAAGACCATGTATCTAGCGATTAAGACCAAGGCTACGATTGATTGCAGGCAAGGAAAGCAGAATATTTATAACGCTACTGGTGCAGTTCAGAACACACTTCGTAAACGTGGAGTGTTCTTTGAAATCCCGACAGGCAAGGTTGGTGTTTCATTTACTGGAAATGTTCATAAGATTACTATTCGGCCGAATTGGAGGTATAAGATTTGATTTATTTAACAAATGGGAATATGCCTCTGAACGCTGCCTATGCTGATGAAATCGTCCAAGAGGAGAACAGCACCTATCAATTGACCTTCCGATTTCCGACCTCGGATTCATTGTGGGAGAAGTTGAAGGAGGAGACGTTCCTAACGGCTGATGACCTACACGGTGAGCAGGATTTTGTGATTTTTGAGGTTGAGAAGAAGCATGGATATATTCAAGTCTATGCTAACCAGGTTATGACAATGTTAAATCATTACGTTGTCAATCCAATGTCTTTGGATAGAGCGACTGGTTCGACTGCTTTAAGTAGTTTCGCTGGAAGCATCACTCGTGACAATCCATTCTCATTCTTCTCGGATATTGACGACAGACACACCTTTAATATTGATAGCAAGAACGCTATGGAAGCACTCACCAAGGATAAACATTCTATCCTTGGTTTGTGGGGTGGTGATTTAGTCAGACATGGCTATCAGGTTCGATTATTAAAAAATGGTGGTTCAGAAAATGAATCGCTATTTATGTATAAAAAGAACCTGTCTAGCTACCAACATAAGACGTCTACTAAGTCTTTAAAGACTCGAATCACTTTTATTACAACAGTCAAGGGTGAGGGAGAAAAGGCGCCTGATCGCACGTTCACGGTCACACTTGATAGTCCACTCATTAACAAGTACAGCCAAATCTACGAAGATGTGATTGAGGTTAATGACCAGGATGTGAAGGATGAGGCAAGCCTTCGAAAATATGGTGAGCAGTATTTCAGAACAACACTCTGCGACATGATGGAAGATAGCCTTGAGCTTGAGGTTGTCGGCCAAAGCGATGTGCCTGTCCAGATGTATGACATCGTGAGCCTGTTTCATGAGGTCTACAATCTGGATGTGCGCAAGAAGATTACTAAGTACACTTACTCACCAATGGCCGAGAAGCTGAAATCTATCGGATTTGGTCAATTCCAGTCTGGGCTTGCAAATGCAATTGGAAGCGTGGTAAGTGATGCAGTTAAGGGTGAAGCTCAACAACTTCAAAGTGATTTTGAAAGGCGGTTAGCAAGAGAGTTAAAGAATGCAAATCTCGCTTTTGATCGCAAAACAAAAGAGTTAAAAAACGAATTTGAAGACGGTTTAAATATTGTTAAAACCAAAACTGAGGAATTCGGCGCTAAAATCCACGAAGAAATGGAGAAAGAGCGTCCGGAATTCGTCAAGAAAATTCGTAAAGAATTGATAGGTGATTCGAACTCGGTTTCTGAATTGAGCAAGAAGCTGGAGCAGGTCAGCGAAACTGCAAGGGTAAACGCTAGTTTGATTGGTGGCGATGGCACCGCTCAGTACAACAAGAACCGTTTGAATGGTGGTACGGCTAAGAAAATTAGTTACGGAACGGATTTCGTAGAGGTCGGCCATAATGGAGAAGGTTTTGAGATTGGTAAGAAATACGTTATTAGCTGGTCAGCAACTTGCACGCCTTACGGCAAGACAGATGTGATTGTAGTAGTCAACAAGACACCGTTTTATGGTGGGCACGTTCATCTTACGCCTGCTAACACGGTTATGCCGGTTATTGAGAAAGACCTTGTCCAGAAAGAAGAGAAGGTATTAGCAGTCTACTACGGTACCTATCGTCTGACCTTCTCAAGCGACTGGTATCAGACACAAGAACGATCTGTAACAATTGATGATCGTAATTCGAGGATTGAATTAGAGCCTATCTACAAAGCGATTGCAGACGGACAGGGTTCAAGATATGACGCAATTTGGAGTGAGACTCCAAATTTTATTTTTGACGGAGGTAAATTATGACGGAAGCAATACCTGTGAGGGTACAACATAAGCGGATGCCAGCGCGAGATTGGGCAAGTAGCACTTTGGTCTTACTTGATGGCGAGTTGGGTGTCGAGAGCGACACAGGCAAAGTCAAGGTCGGAAATGGTCGCGACCGATTTTCAGCATTACAATACCTGACAGGGCCTAAAGGGGACCGTGGAGAACGTGGCGAGCAAGGCCCTCAAGGTATTCAAGGTCAACGAGGTCTAACTGGTCCCCAGGGTCAGACAGGTCCGAAGGGTGACCGCGGCGATGTAGGGCCTAAAGGTGCCGATGGTGTCATGCGGTTTGAAGCCTTGACAAGTGATCAGAAAGAAAGTTTGCGAGGCCCGCAAGGCTTAACAGGCCCGATAGGTCCAAGAGGTCCCGAAGGTCAACAAGGTCCGCAAGGTCAGACGGGACCAAAGGGCGACCGTGGCGATGCAGGGCCTAAAGGTGCCGATGGTACTAGAGGTGCAGATGGAAAACAGGGTCCACAAGGTGTGCCTGGTCCGCAAGGTCCGGCTGGTTCTCCTGGTCAGAATGTCCTCAATAGTCGAACAACCCTACCGCTCAAATACTGGGCGGGATCTAAGGTAGACTATGACAAAATCACTAAAAAGGACGAGAACACAATCTACGATGTGTGGGAGTAAACGATGGCAAGACATGGAATTTATATCGGCAATCGAAAAATCATCGCTCGCTATATCGGTGATAAATTGGTGTGGCGAGGACTCCGTTTGTTGCATAGCGGTAATCACAATATCAACTACGATAGAAACAATCGTCTTTTGGTTATCAGTGGGATGCAGAATCTAGTTAACATCAAAACCATCGAGATAAACGGCCATCAAATCGGAATCAGTCATTCGGAAAACCGTTATGGAACGGCGTTCTTGACATTTTCAGATAGCGTGGCTGAGTTTGAGAGCAAGACTGGCTTTCAACAATATCGTTCATACTACGGTTCAGTACCAATTAAGATATTTGGAGGGTAATCATGGACGTTACAATACAAAATCAACGTTTGCCTGCGTTGGAGGTGAACGGGCGGTATTATCAGACCTTTACACCTCTTAGTGCAGGAGAGCTGGTCAAACTTCATCATATGGGTTGTATGGGGGATACGGTGGTCACGGACATCCAACTGGAGCAGGGAGATTTTCCAACTGGCTTCGTAGAACCGACAATCACTCAGCGTTCCCTATCGGGTCTTTTTAAGGACATGCGGAATATCGAACTGGAACTGCGAGACTCTGCGAGTACTTTTTGGGGCAAAATCCAGCAGACCAACGAAGGGGCTCTAACTCAATTTTTCGAAGACAAGGTCAAGAGCGCCATCGCTCAGACAGCTAGTGAAATTCGTACTGAGGTAGCGGATGCGGCAAATAAGGCGAGGGTACAAGTAACGGCTGACGGGGTGATTATCGGCTCAACGAAAATCACGGGTGAACAGCTCGCATCAACCATCTCTGTCAGTCCTAAAGCCATCGAGCTCATCACTCCTAAAATCAAGGTCAAGTCTGATATGATCGTGGACGGTGCGATCACAGCACCGAAGTTGTCGGCTGGGGCTATTCAATCGGAACATATCCAAGCGAACGCTATCACAAGCAAGCAATTGATGGTAGATCTGGCTATGGCTGAAAAATTGGCATCGAGTGAAATTTTGGCTAAAAAACTATTTGCAAAAGAAGCCTTTATCAATCGCATGCAAGCTATTGATTTTAGCGCCAATCAAATAAAAGGTGGTGTTATCAAGTCTCTAAACAATGTTACATACTTTGATTTAATAAAAGGTATATTGAGTTTTAAAAATGACGACGGGACAAACATGCTCATTGATGATGATGGAATTTCCCTCAAACAAAACAAAGATATTCTATTCTCTATTTTAAATACAGGTTCAGCTTATTCAAAAATAAATAGAGTGCGTAGGATGTCCTCTTTCAAAACAGGATGGGATAGTTCAATTGGATTTGTCAGTTCGGAAGGTACTCCGTTCATCGAAATAGCACCGAGCGCGCATGAGATTTTCTTAATGCCTGGGTTCAAAATGAGTTTTGGAAAGAATGGAGGAGTTCCTTTAGAACATATATTTGGACAATATAATAACAACTGGTACACAGGATTTAAAGCTAAAGGAACAAATAGAGACAAACTAATGTTCTATGACGACGGACGTATTGAAATATTGAAAGGATAAAAATGGAAAGTAGTCAACAAATTAGTCAATTGAAAATCAAATCTTTGATTGAGAAACATAGCGCAGAAGCTGTTCAAGCAGCTACATTCGAAGCCTTCTACACAGTGACTGCGATAGAGCTCGAGCAGATGAAACGAATCATTGAATCTGACGAAGAGCTGAAAGTTAAATTTGAAGAAGCGAAAGGAAAGATGGCAGATGGCAATCAATAACTATGAGCTGGTAAATAAACCCTACACAAGAGGTTTTGAAAACAACGTCGTGACAGTGGTTGAAATTCGACTGTCGGACGGCAATCGCTATAGTATCAATATGCGAGAGCTAGTAGGCGACCGCACAAACGATCCTGAAGATGCCCTCATCAGCTCTGTACTGGATATTCTTAGAGTGGAGCTAGATCCCGCGAGCGCTATTGTGAAGACTCAGAATAAGCTCGAACAGACTGAACAAAAGCTAGAAGACACCCAAACTAAGCAGAGGGAGACAGATGAGATGGTGCGACAGACCCAGGAAAATGCGCTTTTGAATCGTAAAACTATCCATGTTTTGGTTCTGAATTCGGTCATGAGTAAGAACGTGGCTTATGGCTCTATTTATAAGGAGCTTGTTAGCTTGATTCCTCTTGCGATAGAGGGGCAGGAATACGCTACAAACGAGCTTTTCACTATCGAGGATCCAAACCATGTCGAAGTGGACGGAGAGGGCAAGCGGATACTGGTGCAGGTCAATCATGCTTTTACTTACAACGGTGAGCCTGTCAGCGATTTTGTGGAAGGTGGTCGTCTGGAACTTAACGGCACAGGTGTCGCTTGGAAATTTGACGGGAAGGAATAGGAGGTGTGTATGCCAGGATATGAACGATTTCTCGTACAGATCTTCATCACCCTTATCCCTGTGATTGGTCTTTATTTTTCGATGAAAGATAAAGCAACCAAACAAGAGAATCGTCTTACGATTTTAGAGAAAGATATCGAAAATCTGAACGAATTCAAGACATCAGCCAACAAACGGCTCGATAACCACGATGAACAGAATAAGGCTATCTTAGTACTAGCTGAGCAAGTGAAATCACTTGGTGAAGACGTAAGAGAGCTTAAAAATTTAATTCAAAATAAACAATAA